CATCGCCCAAGTGGGCGCAGACGGCGAGAAGGCAATCGTGGGTTCCATCGATTGGACTCCGACAGGGTGGGAATACCAGACAAGTGACGAACAGGTTGAGCGGTTCTTGAGCGCTGTTAAGGCTGACGGAAGCGTCACGGGCTATGAGTCTCTGACGATAGAGGACACGGTGTACAGCTTCGTTGAAACCGAGGTTGAAGACTCTGACCCCTCTTTCGTCGGGCAAGTCAGCGATATGATGTTGAGGCTAACCCAACCCGAAGATGTGCCAGCGACTTGGCTGGAGCCTCGGAACGGGGTGATGGAGTAGAGATGGCAGAACGCGATGTGCCGACGCATCCCGTCTATTGCTCCTGTTGCCCCGACCATCCTCAAGTCATGGCCCAGAAGGTTGGCGAGGATAAAATAGAGATACGCTCCAGGGTGCATGGTCGCCAGCACATCGCAGTCGTTCAGCTTGACAAGCCGAAAGAACAAAAAGTATCCTCTTAAAAATCAAATAACAGTTAGTGCGCCTCGCAGTCGCCCACTCCTCGATGTCCAGCGCCACCGCTGGATGTGGAGGATGTGGGCGATTGTTGTTATAGGAGTTGAGCCGTGGAGGAACAGCACATCAAATCCAGGGAAGTGATAATAGAGCGGCGAGAATCCCCCGACGGTTCTGGCTACCGCGCCACTATCTTCGTGAACGAGCGAGCCAGACAAGGCCCAGACCTCTCGCTTGATGGCCTGGAAGTAACTAACTATATGAGGAATCCCGTTGTCCTCTGGGCGCACGACATGAAGGGCCAGACCGAAAGCGGTGGCCTGCCCATAGGTCGCACCAATCGCATGACCAACGACGGCGGGAAACTTGAAGTTGACTTTGAGTTCCTTGAGGGCGACCCGTTCGCAGACCGTGTTAGGAACGCCTGGGACAAGGGCTTCCTCAATGCCGCGTCGGTTAGCTGGCTCCCACTAGAGTCCGAGGAAACCGAAACAGGCAATCAGCGGGACATCCGCTCCGACCTTCTGGAGTGGTCAATTGTGTCGGTGCCTTCTGACCCCGATGCTATACGCGATGCTCATTCAAGGCTTATGAATAGCTTAGTTCGGGAGGGCGAAATTGCCGAAGAAAAAGAAGAAGAAGAAGAAGTATTAGAGCCGGACGTTATTGAACGGCAAGACGACGAAGCCACTTCGGCGCCGTGCTGGCAGGGCGAAGGCAGTTGCTCGCTCCGAGGCATTGTGGACGAGGCGATACGTTTGGTAGCAGAGCCGGAAGCCGAGTCGCCGGACGAGGCCATCGTTGACGACGAAGTAGCCGAAGAAGAAGAGCGTATTCAAAACCAAATTGTGGAACTGTTAGTTAAGGCGCAAACAATCAAACTCAACCTGAGAGGTGTTAAATGAGTGCTATGGACAAAATCGGACAGGAACTGGCTGACATTAATCAGTTCGTGAGTGACAGGTTTAACCCGGTCACCGAACAGGTTGACCTTCAGGCGGCAGAGATGGACAAGCTGAAGGACGGGCTGGCTGATGTTCAAGAAGCCCAGCGTGAGGTTAAGAGGGCGCAACTCAGAGCCTCTACACATGACCAAGAGCATCGAGTAACAGACGGCCCTTATGCCGGAATGGACGCCATTGACCTTGCTCTTATGAGGGGCATAGCCGAAGGCGCAAACCGACAGTGGGCAGACCGCGTGGGCGATGCGACCCGCCAGCTTATCGAGTCAGCAACCGACACATCTCCAGCCGCTCTCAGAGCCGCTGAGAAGCGATTCGAGCGGCACCCGTATGCTCAGTCTATGCTCAGAGCGCACAGCCGAGCCATCGACTCGACCAGCCGCGCATTGACATCCACAGGTTCGGCAACGGGCGACGAACTTGTTCCGACCCTTGAGGCCTCGGCCCTCTGGATGGACATCAACCTTCAGACCCAGGTGGCTCCTCAGATTCCCACCATAGCGATGCCATCGAACCCGTTCGACATTCCGACACAGCTTGGCGATGTCTCATGGTTCCCCGGCACCGAGAACACCACCGCCACCGAGTCCACCCCGGCGACGGCGAAGAAGACCCTAACTGCTTACGAGTTGGTGTCTCAGGTCTCGTTCAGCTTCTCGATTGAAGAGGACAGCATTATCGCCGTCCTTCCTGAGATTAGGTCGGGACTCGTCCGCAATGCGGCAGAGGTGCTTGACGATGTGATTCTCAACGCCGACACCACAGCGGCGAACTCGATAAATGCCGACGGCGCGACCATCGCGACCAGCACCGCCAACAAGGCGCAGTGGCTCATTGGCTACGACGGGTTGCGACACGCCGCACTGGTGGACAACACCTCGCAGGCCAACAACCACAACGCGGCTGTCAGCGATGACATGTTTAACGAGATTCGCTCGAAGCTGGGCAAGTACGGAACACGGCCCAGTGAGTGCGTCTGGATTATGGATGTGAACACGTTCATCCGCTCGCAGGGAATCACGAACTTCCGAACGATGGACAAGCTGGGGCCGAACGCCACCATCCTGACAGGCCAGCTTGGAGCCATCAGCGGCATTCCCGTCATCGCCTCTGAACTGATGCGCCTCGCCGACACAGACGGCAAGGTCACCAGCGCGGGCAACAGCGCGGACACTGGCACCGTTCTTTTGGTCAACAAGTCCCAGTGGTATCAGGGCTTCAGGCGAGACATGGCGGTTGACGTTTTTAGGGACACCCAGAAACGCTCCAACATTGTCACAATCTCCTTCCGTCACGCTCTGACTCAGCGCGGCACTCTGGCAAGCCAGACTCACACGGCTCTGCAATACGACATAACTGGCGTTTCCTAGACCAGAGACTAGGGAGCGTAGGCGGGGCGTCCTGAGTAGAGTCCCAGGGCGTCCCGCTTCTCTGGAGTTAAAATGGCAAAAGTTAGAAACATCACCACAGACGACCTTGGCTATGCGGGTCTCACTATTCCGGCAGGCGAAGTGGTCGAAGTGTCCGCTGGCATAGCCAAGCGGATGACCGAGGCCATGCCTGACAAATTCCGAATGGCTCGCAAGACCAAGAACCGCTCAATGGCTGACAAGGAATCCGAGAACAGGTTGGTATCTTAAATGGCTGTCATCGGAACAATTACGGTTAGTTCGGCGGGAACGCGAGTCCAGAACACCACATCCGGCAACGTGCGCGGCATCATGTGGCGGGCGCGAGCCGACAACACTGGCACCATATACGTTGGTTATAGCGATGTGTCGTCCTCGCTCGGAGTGGCTGTCTCCCCAGGCGATGCGTTCACGGTGCTTTTCGAGGGTTACGAGAAACTTCAAAACTGGTATGCAGATGCCGCAACGAGTGGGGATAAGGTGGATTTTGTAGCCGACAATTCCTAGTTGTGGCAGTGCTGGAGGATAGACGATGGCAACGACTCATTTACCGACCCATGCTATGGGGTTCACGACGGTTACGACAGCGGGAACTCCGGTAAGACTTCATTCGACTTCTATCAGGGCGCGTAGGGTTGTTATCTACGCCCAAAAAGCCAACAGCGGACAGCTAATTATCGGTGGCTCCAGTGACTTCAACGCTGGGGCTGGTGTTGGTTCGGGGCTGGACAGTGGCGAATCAATCACCCTAGAGACCGACAAGAACTTCCTAGACCTCTACGATATTTGGCTCGACACAACGGCTGACGGCGATAAGGCTGATTTCTTCGCCCAAAAGGTATAGCCAATGAGAAACCATTCGTTCCGTGGGGCCAATCTCCAATACGTCGCCAGCCCGACATCGCTGGGCAATCTGTCTGACGTCACGATTGCGTCCAACACTAACCTCGACTTGCTCCAATACTCCTCGTCATCGAGCAAGTGGATTGATATTGTTCTCCTCGACCAGGATGACATGTCGAGCAACTCGGCAACTCAGCCTGCGACCCAGCAAAGCATCAAGGCTTATGTCGATGCCCAGATTGCCACCGAGGACACGATAGCCGAACTCAACGACACCACCATATCCGGCCCAGCCGCCAACGACGTTCTCCAGTACAGCGGGAGCGTATGGGTGGATAGAACATACGCCGAGGCCGGAATCGTTTCGCTAACAGGCTCTGAGACCCTTACAAACAAGACTCTGACGGCGCCCACCATCAACGGCGGTGCGCTCACTGCGCTTACCGATTTAGATATGACGGTGGGGAACAAGACCATCTTCGACACCGTTGGCTCTAACACTCTGACGGTTGGGGCGTCCGGCACAACGGTCAGCATCCCAGGAAGCCTGACGGTTTCAGGAACAACCACCACCGTCAGCACGACCAACACTCTGATAGCTGACAAGCTAATCACTCTGAACGACGGCGGTTCTGCTTCCAGCGGAACGGGCGTCGGCATAGAGGTCGAAGAGGACAGTTCAGCGACGGGCTATTTCAAGACCGCCGCAGACCGCGCAGGGTGGGAACTCAAGGCTC